CGCAGGCGCAGCTTGTGATGCTCGACGGCAAGCCTGCCGATGGTGGGCGCGCGGCATCGAACGAGGGCACCACCACCACGCACTACGGCGCGCACGGTGGCACCAGCGCGCCCGACGACCTCGACGACGACATCCCGTTTTGAGTCACCTCGCGCCTGATGTTTTCGGCGGGCGCATTGGAACCACGATGGCGGGCCGTGGGGTGAAAAGCCCGCCACATTTTCCGGGGGCAATATGTTCCAGCGCAAACCGCAGACCGTTACGCGCACGAAGCAGGACCGCCGTTCACAGCTTGTGCAGCTACTGACCTATCGCCGCAGTCTGGACGGGATCACCGCCGCCGATGTTGCGCGATGGACCGGCCTTAGTGAAGCCGAATGTGCCGACGCATTGCAGCGCGAGATCGCGAGGCGCGCGGTATGAGCGCCCGCGACAGCCAAGTGGGCGGAACCCACTACGCCGACAAGCCGATCCAGCCCTGGGACGCCATGCGCGCTTGGATGACGCACGAGCAGTTCGAGGGCTTCCTGCGCGGCAACGCGATCAAGTATCTCGCCCGCTATCCTGACAAGGGCGGCATCGAGGACTTGCGCAAGGCCCGCCACTACCTCGATGCGCTGATCGAGGTGCTGGCATGAGCGCATTCGACAACCTCGAAACAACGCTCGATCCCGTGCCCTTGTTCCCGGTCGAAGAACCGGACGGGCGCAAGGACTTGAGCGAGATTGAACGGCAAACCCTGTTTCGCCGCTATGCCGCCACACTGGCTCCGCAGGTGGTTGTTTGGGCCAATGCCAATGCCGGTAAGCGCAACCCCATGCAGGCGCGGCGCGAGGGCATTGTCGCGGGCGTGTTTGACATGGCCTGCGCTTGGGATGTTCGCGCCAGCACGATCCCCGATTGCCCGCTGTCCATCTGCTACGTCGAGTTCAAGGGATACGACAAAAGCGGTCGCCCTGGCAAACTCTCGAAAGCGCAGATCGAATGGGGCAACCGGATGCACGAACGCGGGCACAAGGTCGCCTGCTTCTATTCCGGCAAGTCTGCTTTCGAATGGCTCGCATCCCTCGGCGCTCCGGTGCGGGGACGGGCTCAATGAACCTCGCGCCCCGCCAGCCTGACCCTCTGCGGGAAGTGCTGGCGCGGGTGCTTGTCCAAATCGCGCTGCGTGATCCCGATCCGGTCGAACGCGCGGCAAAACTCCAAATCTTGAAGAAGGACGGTTGGCTGTGATGCCTGCAACCGAAACAGAACAACAGCACTGGACCGACCGCCGCTTCGTCTATTTCAAGGGGCAGTTCGATACCCATATCGAAACCGGCGAGGATTACCCGACGCAGGCTTTGGCCAAGCTGTTCAAGATGGCGCCGGGGAACAAGCCAAAGGGCGCAGGACTGGCCTGCATTCCGTCCACTTATGCCGACTTCGACGCGCGCGAACATGCGGCACAGCGCGAGCGGGGCCGGTTCATTGCGCTGGCGGGCGATGTGGATAGCGGAAATCATAGCCTCGATGCGATCCGCGAGGGCGTGACAGCTTTTGTCAACGGCGCGGCGTGGATGATCTATTCCAGCCCACACGCGCGGCCCGACGATATGCGGTGGCGGATTATCCTGCCGCTGGCCGAAGAACAGGGCTTCGATACATGGCACGATGCCCAGCTTTCCTTTTTCGCGCACATGGAAGCGCGCGGCATTGCGATGGATCACGCTCTCGCCCGTGCCGCGCAGCCAGTCTACCTGCCCAACGTCCCTGCTGTTCACGCCAAGACCGAAACCCCGCTGCGGGGGCCTGATGGTAAGCCGCTCTATTTCGTGCGCGAGCATAGCGGGCTGGACAAGCCGGGGCTTGACCTCACTGCGGGCGTAGCGGCTGACGGGATCGCCGCCATTGCCAAGCGCCGCGCGGATGACGAGCGCGCCCGTGAAACCCTGCGCCGGGAAGCTGAACAGCGCCGCGCATCGATGCCCAAGGGCGATGGTGCCAGCCTGATTGATGACTTCAATGCGGGGAACACAGTCGCGGCCATGCTCGAACTATGCGGCTATGAGCAAAGCCCACGTAGTGACATTGACTGGCGATCACCGCACCAGACCGGCGAGACCTATGCCACCCGAGTGATGGGCAGCAAATGGATTAGCCTGTCGGCCAGCGATGCGGCGGCGGGCGTCGGCACAACCTGCGCTGCGGGCTGCTACGGCGATGCCTACGACCTCTATGCCCACTACAAGCACGGCGGCGACCACAAGGCCGCATATCGCGCGCTGGGGGCTGAAAGGCGCATTGCATCGGGCAATGTGATCTACCCGGAGCAGTTCGAGGAAGTCCCCGCGTGGCTGGCTGAAATTCCGCCGCATGATGAAATGCCGGAATTTGCCGAGGCTGGGGGCGAGGTGGATTTTGAACCCGTTGAGCAAGCGCCCGCCGAGTTGCAGGTGGTCGATGCTTTCGACTTCGACGAAGCGCTGATCCCGACCCGCCCTTGGGTGATCCCCGGCGTGATGCTGTCGGGCTATACCCATATGCTTGCCGCCCCTGGCGGTTCGGGCAAATCCCTGTTCACGCTGCAACTGGCAATAGCGCTGGCCCTTGGCGAACCGTGGGGGTCATTCGTTCCCCGACGCAAGGCGCGCACCCTCATCATCAACGTAGAGGATGACCTTAACGAGCAGCGCCGCCGCCTTGCCGCAGCGCGCCGAGTAATGGGACCGGAGCAGGATGCGCTGCGCGGCATGGTCCATCTTGTTGCCGACACCGACAACATCATTGTCGCGGGCTTCGACGAACATCGCCGCGTGATGGTCGCCAAGCCGATTGTCCCCGTGCTGGTCGATTATATCCGCCGCAACCAGATCGACGTGCTGATCGTTGACCCGTTCACCGAGACTTTCGAGGGCGACGAGAACGACAACAGTGAAGTCAAGTGGGCCATGCGCATATGGCGCGACGAGATCGCCAAGGCGACCGGCTGCGCAGTCTATCTTGTCCACCACACCACCAAATACGCAGCGGGCGGGGCAGGCGATGCCAATGTAGTTCGCGGCGCGGGCGCTATCGTCAACAGCACCCGTATCAGCGCCACCCTTATGCCCATGACACAGGACGAAGCGGCAACGCTGGGCATCGATGATGCCGAGCGCAATCTTTACGTGCGCTATGACGATGCCAAGGCCAATCAAAGCCTCAAATCCGGCAAGGCGCGCTGGTTCCAAAAGCAGTCCGTCACCCTCACCAATGGCGACGAAAACCACCCTGCCGACGAGGTGGGCGCGCTTATCCCGTGGTCGCCGCCCGGTATGCTGGACGGCATTTCCATCCACGCCATCAACGCCGCGCTGGACAGCATCGACGGCGGGATCGTGGACGCGCACGGGGTGCCCACAGGCTCGCGCTACACCTATTCCACCAAGGGCGGCACCAAGGAAAGCGGGCGCTGGGCCGGATGCGTCCTGATCAACCAGCTTGGCATGAAAGAGGGGCAGGCCGGGGCGCTGCTCAAGACATGGATGAAGAACGGCGTGGTGGTCGAAGATACCTATCGAGACCCCAACCGGCGCAAGGATATTTCCGGCCTTTTCGCCCCCCGCAGCGCACGCCCAGGGGAGGCTTTCTGATGCTGAAAATGAGCGCGCCAAATAGCAATTTATTTGGCGCACATTTGGCGCAGATTTGTGCGCCAAATAAACCGGAACCCCTAAAGGGAAACCATTTTGCGCAAAAGCGCGCCGAATGGGCGCGCTATTTTGCGCACAAATGGCGCAGTTCCCTTTTTAGGGCGGGTTCCGGCGAGCGTTCGGCGCGGGCCAATCAGAGCCAATTCAACACCATTACCGCCCTCATTCATAGCGCCCAAAGGGATGATCATATGACCGACACCACCCACGACAAAATCATGAACATCATCGCGATCGAAGCCGAGCGGGCATATCGCCGAGGGTTCCAGCAAGGCAAAACGCTAGGTCCAAATTGCGATGATACGGCAATCGCAAAGTGGCGTTTCAAAACATCGCTGGCAGATGCGGTTTGCCCAGATACAGGCAGAGCGATCGCCTGCTGCAAAACGCCTCGTGACAGATTGGAAATCGAAAGCCCCAACATTGCTGCGCGGGTGGATCAATGCATCAATCACATTCTTTC